CTAGATTCAATGAAAATAGCTTATTTGACAGCTTTGAAGGACTATTTGACGAGCAAACAGGCGATTTTGATGGTAACTACACAGAACAAGATGATGTTAACGCAAAAGTCCAAATATCGACTTCTAACGACAATATCACATACACCGATTATCAAGATTATGTGCTTGGTAATTACAAGGCAAGATATATCAAATTAAGAGTAAAAATGACCACGACCAATGCTGATTCAACACCAGCTATATCTGCTCTTTCAGCCACGATTGATATGCCTGATCGAACTGTAGCTCTTGATGATATTGCTAGTACAACTGCATCTGGTGGCAAGACAATCACTTTTTCTCCAGCATTTAAAGAATTGCAAGGACTAGGAATAAGTGCCGATAATCTTTCAACTGGCGATTTTTATGAGATTACAAGCAAATCTGAAACTGGTTTTACCATAAAATTTAAGAACTCTGGTGGAAGTGTCATAGATAAAAACTTTGGCTTTGTAGCTAAGGGATTTGGTTTTTTAGAGAGTAGTTAATTTAAAATTAATATGATAATCTATTAATGAAAAAATAGGAGTATATAAAAAATGAGCCAGAACGATTTTACAATTGCCAACCAGACTTTTCCGAATACGAGAGCTGATATAAATTCTGCCTTACAAGCACTAGCAAGTAACAGTTCAGGAAGTTCAGCTCCCTCAACCACATTTGCTAATCAGTTTTTTTACGACACAACAAACAATCTTCTAAAAATAAGAAATGAAGATAACGACGCATTTATAACAATTTGTGAGTTAGATCAAACAAACGACACAGTAGAATATTTTAAATCTGATTCTATTAGAACAGCATTAATAGAATTTACAGATGGAGATGACGCACTTACCATAGCAGATGGTGGAGCTTTGACGACTGCTGGTAACTTATCTATTGGTGGATCTAATAACGAATTAAGATTTTTTGAAGGTGCAAACTTTGTTGGCTTTGAAGCACCAGCTTTATCTGGTGATCAAATTTTTGTATTGCCAGCAGAAGATGGTACAGCAAATCAAGCATTAGTAACAGATGGCTCTGGTAATTTATCTTTTGCAACTTCTGGTCAAACTTTAAGACCAAATGTTTCACCTATTGTTTACAATGGAGAAATGCACATAGCTCAATATGGAAATAAAACAGGTATAACAGGCAATCAATATGTTTGTGATAGGTTTTGCACTCAATTTGCTAATTTTGGCACTTGGTCAATGAGCCAAGATACGAGTTTGCCAACAGGTAAAGGTTATCAAAAGTCAGTAAAATTAGATTGCACCACAGCAGATGCAAGTTTAGGAGCTGGTGATTTTGGATTATTTAGAACTTCATTTGAAGGTCAAGATTTACAACTTTTAAAGAAAGGGACAAGTTCAGCCGAAAAATTAACGCTAAAATTTTATGCCAAATCTTCAAAGACAGGCACATATACAGTAGAGCTTTTTGATACTGATAATTCAAGACAAATATCAAAAACTTATACCATTGATAGTGCAAACACTTGGGAAGAAAAAATTATAAACTTTCCAGCCGATACCACAGGCGCGTTGACAAATGACACCAACGAGAGTTTTGTTATTAATTGGTGGCTTGGTGCTGGAAGTAACTTTACAAGTGGCACATTAAATAGCTCTTCTTTTGCTTCAAGCACATCAGCAAATAGGGTATCAAGCTCTAATGTAAATTTAGCAGACAATACTTCGAATGATTGGTTTTTAACAGGAGTTCAATTAGAGATTGGTGAGTTTACAAGTTCAAGCATACCAGCATTTCAGCACGAAGAATTTGCAGAAAGCAAAACAAGATGCCAAAGATATTTTATTGGCGATAGTCAGTTAGTATCTACAGCTCAAGCAGTAACTGCAACTTCTGGTCAATCATTACCTCAATTTAGAACAGAAATGAGAGCTGCACCAACAGCAACGCATGTTGCAACTGGTGGCTTTGGATTGGTAGGTGGAAGTTTTACAACAACTTCTATAGCAACAACAAGCATAGGAACTAATGGTGGAAGAATTGCCTTTAACCATAATGGCTCACTTTCAACTTTGCAATTTATACAAGTGGGTCAACCTTGTGATTTATTCGCAGAATTATTAGCGCAATCATAGGAGAATATTATGTCAATGCCAGATACCAGAACAGTAAACTCAGTCAAAAAAGTAAACAATGCAAATGGTGATTTAGAATGTTTAAAAGCTGTTATAAATGGTGTAGAGATGTTTGTACCACATAATGATTTTAATAATATTGATAGAAAATTAATCAAAGAATGGGAAGATGATGGGAATACTATTGAGGAAGCAGACTAATGGCTGGACTTAAAGTACATACAGCAGAAACAGCCTTTGCAGTAACCCAAGCTGAGATAAAAGCATGGAATAAAATTGATTCAAGTGATGATGATACTGTTGTCGCATTAATCGAAAAGGCAGTACATAATTGGGCAAAAGAATATACTAACCGAACATTAACAACAGCAACATACCAGTTTTTCCTTGATCTTTATAATGACATAGACTTTCCAATACAAGAAGGTATATACGAAGGAATTGACAGAACATTTAATACAAGAGCAATTCATTTACCAAAAAGTCCTGTTACAAGTGTTACACATATAAAAACATATGACGATGAAGACAACGCAACTACTTTTGCTTCTAGTAATTATTACCTTGATGACGTAAGCGTACCAGCAAGAATTGTTTTACGCAAAGGTGCAAGTTATCCATCTGGCTTAAGGGTAGCAAATGGTTTAGAAATACAATATGTCGCTGGATATGGTGCAACGACAGCAATACCATTTGATATAAAGTCAGCTTGTTTAGAATATTCTGCCTATTTATTTGAACATAGAGGCGATTTACTTGATGGTAAAAGGGTTATGGCTCCAATAAGTGCAACTCAATTACTTCAATCTTACAGAATTAAATCTTTTTCAACAAATCCTTATAAAACCAAAGTGAGCTATGGAGGCATGTTTGGTTAATGATTGGCATGATGCGAAATAGAATTGTAATACAATCACTTGGTACAAGTACCGATGCTGGTGGTGGTCAGACAGCAACTTTTTCAACAGCAAATACTGTTTGGGCTATGGTTGAAAACTTATCTGGCACAGAAACTTCTTTTGGAGATCAAATTGAAGACCGAGCTAATTATAGATTTACGATTCGTTTTATTTCATCACTTACAGCAAAACACAGGATCAGTTATAATTCAAAATTATTTAATATTAGGCATATTGCATCTCAACTAGAAGGGAAAGAAAGATACCAAATAATCGATGCTGAAGAAGGTGTTGCAACATGATTAAAGTTGATGTAACTACACAAATGCAACTTAAGGCTAATAAAGCACTTTCACTTTATGATGTTAATTCAGCCAGACACTTGAACAGAGTTGCAAACCATTTTCGCAATCAGATTATGAAAGCAATGCAAAAATCAACTGGTGGTAAAATATATGTTGTAACAAAAAGTGGTGAAACGCACCAAGCATCAGTGAAAGGTAATCCGCCTGCTGTCAATACAGGTAATCTTGTAAATAGTTTTTTTGTAAAGCCAGCATCGCCAACAAAGCATATGGCTTCATTAGAAACGAATGTATCTTATGCTGGTAGGTTAGAAGACGAAAGCGGACTAGATAGACCTTTTATGTCGCAAAGGTCGTTACCATTTAAAAATACAAAACAATTTGCAAATAAAATTGCCAAAGATATAAGTTTAAACGTGAGAAAAATATGAGTTACCATGGGTTTGACTTACAATCAGCAATATATTCTAGACTTGATGGCGATAGTACGCTAGATGGTATTATTGGAAATAATAAAATTTTTGATAATGTGCCTCAAGATACAGCATATCCATATGCAGTTATAAATAACTTCAATGTATCAAATCAAGGTACAAAAACACTTGATGGTAACGAGTATTCTATCGACATAGATGTATGGAGTACATATAGAGGCAAAAAAGAAATATCAGATGCAATGGAGCGAATATACGAGTTATTACACGAAGCATCATTTAGTGTTTCTGGTGCAAATATGGTTGTTAGCCAAGTCCGTAACGTAATTACGCTTGTAGAAAATGATGGAATTACAAGGCATGGTGTGCTAAGTTTATCTGTAATTGTATTTGATAATTAAAATTTTTATGGAGATATAGAAAATGGCTGTGCAGAAAGGTAGTGCACTCTTAGTTAAAATCGGTAATGCTGGTAGTCCAGAAGCATTTACTTCTGTCGCTGGTTTACAATCAACCGAAATTACTATGAATGCAGAAACAATTGACGTAACAAATAAAGATAGTTCAAGAGTTAGAACATTATTGGCTGATGCTGGAATACAATCATTTAGCATATCTGCTTCTGGAACTTTTACAGATTCGGCAAGTGAGGCAAGTGTAAGGACAGCTTTTGCAGCTTCAACTTTTAGTAATTTTCAAGTGATAGTACCTGACTTTGGAACATTTACTGGTCCATTCCAAGTAACTTCTATTGCATATAATGGTGAGTTCAATGGTGCAGCTCAATATTCAATGTCATTTGAAAGTGCTGGTGCAGTTACTTTTGCAACTGTATAGAGTAATAAAGGAGTTATAAATGTGGGAACTTAAAGCTATTGAAGTAGGATCAAAAAAAATAGATGCGCAAGTTAATATGTCTAGTTCAAATATCCACATTGAGATTCCATATTATAAATCTTTTAAAAAAACTGATATTATAAAAATAGACAAAAAAACTTATTCAATATCTACTGCAATAAATGTTGGTAGTAGAGATGAAACTATATCAATCGTAACAAATGGAGATGAAAACAATGAGCAATCCAAACAAGATTCGAGCAGAAAAAAAGATTAAACTTGGCGAAAATACATACGTTGCAAGAATGGGAGTTGATACTCTAGCATCTATGGAAGATCAATTTAACATGGGTTTTTTTGATTTTTGTAAAAAGATAGAACAGCTAAATTTAAGAATAACTGAAATTATTGATTTTCTTTATATTGCAATTAGAGCTGGTGGTAATGATATAGAAAAAAACGAAATTAAAATTGCTGTCAACACTATTGGTCTTATGGAAGCATCAAAAATTTTAGCTGAATTAGTGGTTCTTGCCTTGAATGTTGATATAGAAGGTCAAAAAAAAAATCAATAACATCAATAAAAGATGACGAAAAACTTCCATTCGAGAGATGGGTTGAAATTTGCATCGGCATGATTGGTATATCCCCAGACGTTTTTTGGCGCATGAGTGTTACTGAAATTTCACTTGCAATCAAAGGCTTTTCTGAGTTTAATGGTGGAGGGAACGACCAAAAAATGGATCAAGATGATTTAAAAAAACTTATGGAATTATATCCTGATAACTAATGGCTACCGAACTTGATAAGTTAGTTGTAAAGATAGAAGCAGACCTATCTTCGCTTAAAAAACAAATGCAACAATCAACCAAGATTGTTGATCAATCTAGTGGCAGAATTAAAAAATCATTAAATGGAATGAATAAATCATTTCAAAAGCTAGGAAAAAATACACTGAAATTTGGTGCAATTTTTGGAACAGCTTTTGGTGGTCTTGCCATAAGAAGCGTATTAAAAAGCGGAATAGCTGTTGAAGAATTGGCACTTAGGTTTAATTTATTTTTTGGAAGCGTTGAAGAAGGATCAAAAGCTTTTGACGTGCTTCTTGATTTTGCAAAAAGAGTTCCTTTTTCTCTTGGTCAAATCCAGCAAGGTGCTGGTTCATTATTATCAATAAGCAATAACGCACAAGAACTTTCTAGAAATCTAAATATCGTTGGTAATTTAGCAGCTGCTACTGGTTTAGAATTTAGAGTCGCCGCCGAACAGTATGGTAGAGTTGCAAGTGCTGGTGCAAATGCCGCCGATCTTTTAAGAGAGCGTGGTGTTCTTGCACAACTTGGTTTTATTTCTGGCGTAAAGGTAACTGCACAAGAAAGTGTTAAAATATTCGAAGAAGCTTTTGGAAAAGGTGGAAAGTTTGCTGGGGCAACAGATGACATGGCAAATACTTTGCGAGGCATTTTTTCTCAGGTTACAGATTCACTTGAAAAATTTGAACAGGCAATTGCATCAACTTTTATTCCAAGATTAACAGAGCATTTTGGTGATTTAGTTACCTCACTTCGTGCAAATGAAGCAGAGATAGAAGAAATTGGTAAAGCTATTGGTGAAGACTTGGCAGATGCTCTTAATTTTATAATTGAAAACAAAGATGCAGTTGTTTTTGCTTTAAAAGCAATTGGTTTTGCGGCTCTTGTGTCAGCAGCTAATTTTGCAACGTTCGGTGTATCTGCATTACTTTTATCAAAAGTTTTGACATTTATTGCAACCTTACCAAAAAAACTTGCAAAAAAGATTCTTGGGCTTGGCGCACCAATCACTGCAGAGCTTGCGGCACTTAATGCAGAGCTGTCTACATTATCAAAAACTATAGAACTAGCACAAAAAGAAAATCAAAGTAATAAATCAATAGTTCCAGTAGATAAAGAAAGTTTAGATTCTCTAAAACAACTTTCAGCAGAAATAGTAAAATTTAAAGAGGGATTAGTAGATATTTTTGATGATGCAGGAAAATCTATATCAGATGTTATTGGAAAAGCAATTGCAAGTGGTCAGTCTTTTAAACAGTCTATGCTTGATATTTTTCAAAATGTGATTGCGCAGGTACTTTCACTTATTATTCAATTAACAATTGTAGATCAAATATTAAAAGATATAAAAGATACAATAGAGGGATCTAAGTCAAATACATTCCTTGGCGTTCTTACAGATGTTGGGAAATCTATTTTTGCCCCACACCTTGCGCCAAATCCGCCTTTGACAAATACCGATATGATTATGGGTGGTCTTAGCCCTCTTGCAATGCCACTCGGTGGTCCTAGACAAACAGGTGGGTCTATGAATGCAAATATGCCTTTCTTGGTGGGAGAACGTGGAGCAGAAGTTGTTGTACCAAGGGTTCCATCTTCTATTCAGCCATTAGGCAGATCAATGAGTTCAGGACAATCTATAAACATAGAACAAAATTTAAACTTTGCAACTGGTGTATCAGCTACAGTCAGAGCCGAAGTATTGAATCTTTTACCTGCTATACAAGAAACGACAGTCAGCGCAGTGCAGAATGCAAGATTGCGTGGCGGAAAATTTGCAAAAGACTTTGGGGGATAGATGGCAAGAGCAACCTACCCACTAAGTATTCCCAGCACACCAAACTTTGTGAAAAGTGAATTTGGAATAAGTAGATCAGTAGCCGTAAGCCAAAGTCCCTTTACCTTCTCTGCACAAGTTCACGAATATACAGGTGCTAAATGGTATGCAGTTTGTACATTACCACCTATGAACAGATCACAAGCAAGTGAATGGATAGCATTTTTTATGCAATTAAATGGGGCATCAGGAACTTTTTTGCTTGGTGATCCAGATGCAAAATCAGTGCAAGGCACAATATCAAATACAATTCTTGTCAATGGTGAACACGCTGTTGGTGCTTATGATATTTCAATTGATGGTGCCGATACGTCAGAATCTCAATTATTTAAAAAAGGCGATTATGTACAATTTAATTCAGGTGCAACAAGTAAGTTACACATGATTATTGCAGATGTGGCTTCTGATGGAAGTGGTGAAGCAACGCTAACAATTGAGCCTCCTCTTTCTGCAACTCTTGCAAATAATGCAACAATATCTTATGCAAGTCCAAAATGCGTTATGCGTATGACCGATAACGACCTTTCATGGAATGCAGATAGATTAAGTTTATATGGTATATCATTTTCTTGTGAGGAAGTACTTTGAGAAAAGGCTTTGTAGTTTTTTTAATTTGTATGTTTTTGGTACTAATATGGGTTTCAGTTGTTTCATATGGTGCTGACAGTACTGTAAATTACAAAAATCAACCACCGCCATCAGCCATAGCTCCTAGTGTACAATCGTATAGCCAGATGATCTGTTCTTTCCCTGTTGTTGGTGCTGTAAGCACAACTGTTGTTGGTATTTCAACTGGAACAACTTTTACAGATTGGAATTGTGAACGACGCGCACTTTCAAATACATTATCAAAAGCTGGTTTAAAAGTTGCATCAATATCAATTTTATGTGCTGGATCGAAAGAGGTTTGGTCTGCTATGCTACATTCTGGTACACCATGCAGTATATGGAATGGCAAAAAGGCATTAATTGGCAAAGAGGCAATTAAATATTACAAATTAAAAGGATATATAGATAACCATGGCAAAATACTTAAATTTCCTGATTATGTTAGGTCTTACCCTAAACCTAACTTTAGCGAAAGCAACGGAAACCCAAACTCAAAATATCCTAAATAATGGTTCTTTTACAAATGAAACCAATGGCTGGGAACTTGATGGCACTGCATCTTATGATGGCAATAATTATGGCAATATAAATAAGTCAGTAAGGTTTAGTGGAGTGGAAGGTGGGTCTGTTACTCAAATAATAGTTTTGGGTAACATTTCTACCGAAAATAAAGAAGTAACAACAATATCAGGTAGCTTAATATCTATAGGGTGCAATAATGAGGGCTCTAGTTGGTGTACAAAAACAGGAACAGCAAACAATCTTGATCCAGTTAATATAACAATGACATTATCAGATGGCACAAATACTGAAGTCTTAAATCATAATTTTACTTCTGATTACAATGATGGTGTTATTACAACAAATTATTCTGTAGATGTAACTGAATCATTTGCTACAAATAACACGTCATTAACAATTAATTATTTTGGTGCAGATACTGGCAATAAAACAGGTCAGTTTGGCTCAATTATAGACGATTTAAGCCTGATATTGACCTTAAATGATATACAGATACCAGAAATTACCGAAATACCTAATATTCAGGAGATACAGCCAGTTATCGAGCCAGAAAGCATTATTGGTGGATTAGATGCATCAAGTATTGTAGATACACTTTCAACAGGGGTAATTGACATAAATACATCTGCCGAAATGCAAATGGCAAGTATATCTTCGCCTATATCGGTTATTCCAAGCATTAGATCACAAGAAATGCACAACGATATGGCAGATATAAATACTAATAACGAAATTTCAATTCAACCAGATATGCCAGATATTGAAATGCCAGATATTGAAATGCCAGAAATAGATATGCCTGAGCCAATACAAGAAATAAATCTGGAAAGTGAGATTAAGGAGATTGAAGAAAATGAACAACAAACAGAAGAATCGTCGCAGAATGCAAAAGATGATTCGCAAAATGATACAAGCGACATATCAGAATCCAGCGCCGAAGAAGAAAACAAAGAGCCAGAAGAAGAAGTAAGCGATAAATCAGAAAAAGAAGTAGTTGTAAAAAATATAAATAATAACCAAAAATCAGTAAAAACCGCAAAAACGACCAAATCTAACAAAAAAAAATCGTCTGAGCAGCCGAAAACAGACGCTAAAAAAACCGATGTAGATAAACCATCAACAAATGTAAAGTCTACTATTGAGATAAAAGCACTTGATTTACCTACTATTATATCTTTTAATAAAGAATATTTTGCAAACATATATAAAGATACGATAGACTTAACAACAACAGAGGTTGATTTTTATGAGCAAGACGGATTCAATACAGATTACGCCAAAGCTAGTGCTGATTTTTTTGGTGAGTATAGCAACACCAACAGCCAGTGGGATTTGGTGGTTAAGCCAGATGTCTTCCGAATTAAGCCATTTACAAGAAGTCGTTAACGATTTGCCAATATCTGATAATACTGGCTTGGTTGAAAGAATTACAGCAATAGAAATAAATTCGCAAAATAACTTAGAATCAATAGAAAAAATAAATGCTGATGTTGATAAATTTATTGAGCATGTTGATAAAAATTTTAAAAAAATAACTGAAAACCTCAACACAAATCCTCTATCATTTAACTAATATGACATCACAAGAAAAAGATTGCTTACTTAGATTAGAAGATAAACTAGAACAAGTTCACAAAGAAGTTAAAAACAATGCAGACGAAATAAAACAAATGAAAACAGAAATGTCAGATATGAAAGCAACAATAAATATTGGAAGGGGGGCAGTTAGGACTTTGGTTTGGGTGGGTACAATTATAACTGCAATAATAGGTGCTTTCAAAATAGGTGATAATATATGATTGGATTAATTGTAAATGGTTTATCAAAGGCAGTTGGTGGTTACTTTGAACATAGCGCTAAAAAAGCGAAAGCTAATTCTGATCTTAAAATTGCTGAAATAGATGCAAAAACTGCAATACAAAAAAAAGTAGCAGAAGGAAAAGTAGAATGGGAAACTGCTATGGCAAAAGCAAGTGATGATAGCTGGAAAGATGAAGCTTGGACTATATGCTTTATTGCAATAATAATTTTTAGTTTTATACCTTATTTTCAACCTTTTGTTGCTAGAGGTATTGAGTTTTTAGCTACATTTCCAGAATGGCTCCAATGGTCTATAATGGCTAGTATTGGTGCTAGTTTTGGCTTGAAAAGTATAGGAAAATTCACAAAGTGAGGTTGTATGGGCATTAGAGAAAAGATAAAAGACATATACGAAGATATGATGTATTCAGTACCAGACTGGGCAAAGTTTATAATAAAATGCTCCATTATTAGTATTGTTTGGATTATTTTAATAGCATAATGAACGCAAGAAATACAGAACAAGATAGAAAAATATATGCTCAATGTAGCAAAGAAAATAAACAAGAAATAGAATATCTCGTAAAAGTAATAAATGCACTGATGGACGAGGATAAACCAGATATTAAAAAGATAAGAAATCATTTCAAATTGCTGTCAAATCTTGACAGTACTGACAAATTATTACGTCAAATTCAAGTTATAAATCAAAAAGAATCATAAAAAACCTATAAGTCATTGATATAGTTGATAATATAGTTATAATTAAATTATATATATATCTTGATTATATATACCAATTTGATATTATTTAATTGTACTAACGATAAAACTTAAACAAACAGAAAACAGGAAAAATGACAAACTTTGAAATTACATTTATTTTGATCTTAATGACTTTATTTGTATTAGGTATGATTATTTTTATCAGAAAACTAAATGAAGAAGCTAGGATTACAAGATTAACAAAAAGAAATACTTTTTATATCAAATAGGAGTAAACAATGTCTTTCTATAAATATATATTAAGAAATACAAAAACTGCTAAATACAATGATGTAATACAACAACACATCTGGGATTTAAAAGTTGCATATTGCAAAGAAAGAAATGACTTTTATGAAGACTGGGCTGATCCATCTATGACCTATGAAGAACAAAAGTTTAAACCAGAGGAAGAAGATGACTACCCTTACACAGAAAATGGAATATTCATTTACAAAGTGGTTGAGTATGTAAAAGAAGGTATTGGAAAAACACCAACAGGAAGGTATTGGCACACGATTGTAATGGGATATGATTTGCCAGAAAGTGTACTTATTTATCCAGATAAATCGTATTTAGAACCTAATTCAAAGCAAGAATTTTTGTCATCAAAATTCTTTGGAGACGAAATAGATTATTAATTAAAAACTTAAACAGGAGTAAGAAAATGAGAAAAGCTGAAAAACTTAACTTATATCAAAAATTGTATAGCAGAACCAAAGCGTTTTATAACAATAAAGGCTTTAGTGCGAATTGCAAAGTAGAATGGGTTGAGGAAGGTTATAAAGACATTAAGTATCTACATTCAAGAGGGTATTGGCGTATATCGTTTGCAGACTCTGACAATTTTTATGTTCTTAAAGAAAATAAAGATGAGTTTAGAATGTATACCTCAGACGCTGATGATAAATGGACAAAAGATGGTGCGCTTATTGGATTATCTTATTATGAAGATGATGCTTCAATAGATGTTTTTGACGATATCCTAATTGAATATTGCTCAGCGCTTGTTGAAGATGTCCGCTCTAGTCGTAACCAACATCAAAAACTTAAATAGGAGCAAGAAAATGGGATACACAAATTATTATTACCAAGAAAGAGATTTTACAGATAACGAATTTGAGGATCTAATTGACGAATGTATGTATGTAAAAGAATTAGGTTTTGATATTAAATTTCATACTGACCTTGTTAAAAAAGGATCTAAAAAAGTTTCTGAAGTTAATTTAATAACTTTAGATGGCGAATGTGAAACTTTAGTTTTAAGAAAGTATCGCAGAACAAAGAAAAGCTATGAAGATGAAAATTTATCATTTGATTTTTGCAAGACAAGAATGGCGAAATATGATTTAGCAGTATGGTATTTACTATGTAGCTGTAATAAGCTATTAGGCAAAGATTTTAACATAAGTAGAGATAGACCTTGGATCAGCTAAATTTATTATTTTTAATGCTTATCTTCTTTTGCTTTATTGTTACAAGATAAAATTATCGCCATGATTCGCCGAATACCCATGCGACAATACATTTTCTTATGCCACTTTTTACTGGTGTAACTCTATGATTTAAGAAGCTTGTAAATGCTACAAGTTTTGTTGGCTCTGGATTTATGGTAATTATTTCACCCCCATCGCCAAAAAATTGTAAATCGCCACCAATATATCCCATATTTAAAGTCCAAGATATTGATATTTTTCGCATTGAACTAATTGCTCCGCCAACATCACTATGCCAATCGTATTTTGATCCCTCGTGATATTCAAGATATTGTAGGTCTTGTAATCCAGATAACTTATAGTTGAAAATTTTATTAATTTCTACTAAAGCATTATTTATAATTTCTGCTGTAAAACTTGATTTTTGATTAAGTCGCCAACATTCAACATTTCGTAAGTGATCTAGCTTTTTATCTTGTGTTTTTGCTTTTACCTCAACGCCATATTTTATAACTTCTTTTAGAACGTCATCAATATAATTTGCTTTCATTGGAAATGGTACAATCCCATATTCGCTATCTTTATCTGGATTATATGGTACATTGTCTTTGTAGAACTCTTGGTTTAAATGCTTTAGTTTTCCCATATTATTTTTCCTTTTAAAAGAAACCCCCACTATTGCTAGTGAGGGAACTTAAACTGCCTAGCCATTAGTAACTAGGACTTTCAGGAAACATCTTAATAGTTAATCATATTTAAAAAGGAATGTCGTCATTAAATTCGTCTTTTTCTTTATTTTCTACTACAGATTCTTCAAGTTTATCAACGTTTTTGTCGCCATCGTACTGATACTGTTGCCTGTTTCCTTCTATGTCGTGTTGTTGAAATGTCAAATTTAACCAGCCTTTTTTTTCATCTTGCCATAATGCAAGATCGTAACCAATTCCCTCTATGTTGACCAAACCTTTGTATGCTGGTGCATTTGGGTTATTGCTTTCGTTTTTAAAAAGTCTGCCTTTTAAATTAAATATTTCAAAACCTTTTGGTGTAAAAATACTTTTATTTTCGTTGTCCATTTTTTTTCCTCTTTAAACTTTCTGTCAGTATTTCGTCAACAATTTCCTGATGCTGTTTATCATTTTTTTTATGCGATAGATCAACATAA